AAAAAAGTAATAGTAAAAGGTTTTGAGACACTATGTGTGTCTACACTCGCTTGAGTACCACCTAAAGCCGTTACTGCAAATTGTTTGCCATTGGCAGACGGTGCAATATCGGTAGTAAGTGTGTAGGTTGGCGAAGTAAAACCTGTTTGGGCAGCGCCCGTAACAGGTGTAGATGGGTTAAAAGACATGGAAGTCTCCAAAAACAAGGTTAAGGGGTAGAATTACCCCAACAATCCTATAGCTGACACCTAGAAGAAGAATTCTAATAGGCCAGGTATAAGGTAAACTGATGCGTAAAATACGAAGTATAATACGTAGATTAGAATAATCACTTAACCAAAACAGAGGCTAAATTCAGCAAACGTTTAACACTATTAACACCAATCTCATCAAGCGTTTTAATACGCAAAGAACGATGAGGAATGGTGCCGAGGGAACCCCGTTGAAAAATTAGGATCTTAGTTTTAACGTCCATCTGCTCTTGCGACAACAAGGAATACCTTGAGTCAGTAAGTTCAGAACGGACGTTTTTATTAGATTCTCTAATATATTTAACGGACTTAGTACAATACACAGTGTTACCGGCACTACCGACAAAAGTATCGTCAAGGTAGTCTCCCATTGTTGTGAAATAATCCACAACCCAGGACCAGGGAACGAGTTCCCAAGCAGCTGGTATAATATCCCCAAACGTCAGTCCAAAAGACTTAGGTAGGGAATAAGAATTAGCGGAAGAAGTGTCATAAATGACACCCGCGGTGTATTGAACGCTGTAGGAATGATGCCATTGCTCCACATCTAATCTAATACCAGAGCCATAAGCCCCAGTAGATAGAGAAGAAGGAGTACCTGAACGATCATGCCATACCACACTACCCTTACCGGTGTACCTAGCAGACCAGCTCTCCTTCGCCATATATGACGAGATAGAGTCGACCAAGCTATTAACCTCGGAAATGGTGGGTGATATCGCGAAGCTATATTGTAGCCACGCGTCAGCAGCCCTCTTGGCAGCGTCTTTCACATTTCCATGCTTAAGCGCAACGAGCCCAGTGAGGAGCCCAGTTGCAGCTTTGGCAGTGGATTTGATAAGACCACGAGTCTCTTTAAGCTCACCCAATGGGACAAGAGCTTTAAATTGTTTCGTGTCATTTGCCAATCGTCCCTTCAAATGTTTCAAAGCTTTGTCGTCGCAAGCAAGAGTTTCACTTGTAGACGGAATGCTAGATATGAAACCATTTGAGGGGGGCACGTAAGTTTTAGCCGTCGACACAACACCAGTAGAATTGTAAACAGTAGCTGACTCAATATATTTCTGAGAAAACTCTGTAACTAGTCGCTGGTAATTGGAAGACGCATCTTCACCACGTGCAATTTTATCTCTCCAATTAAGGTTAGAAGAACCTGACTGGGTATTAGCGGGTGCGAACGAAGTACTTATAGTATTCGAACCACCACGTTGATAACCAGTCTTGTATGGTACTTTAACACTCGTGTTGAGGGTAGCCATAATGTCCACCTCCAAGGTGAGTGAGAGAAAGCATTTAGATGTAAACACACCAGGGGAGAGTCCCGAAAGAGACCTTGCAATACCCCAAACAGCACCCACG